TGGGTTCGCCTACCTAGCGGGGAATTAAACGAGGCCTATCTTGACCATAACACACACAAAGGTCCTTTTTGTGTAAACTGTTCTAAATTTTTCTGTTTACAATGTGAAAAAGACTTAGGGTTAAATAGTGGTGGATCTGCATCTGATGGATCTGTAGATTACTATTTACCTAAGTGTGAAGCAAATCTTGATAATGAGGTAGAAGCGTGGTCTCCAATTGGTGGAGAACTAGCAGTTTCATTAATAGAAAGAAAAGTACATGCCTAATCCAGTATACGTTAAAAACGATATTTTGTTGATAGAAGATTTTTTAACACCAGAAGAAACACAAAAACTTTTTGAGTTTGCAAGCAACCCCGAAGCAGACTGGTCGTACCAATATGATTATGATATTGCAGAACAAGCTTCTCAAGGCGGTAAGTTTAAAGAAGGTGATCCAGAGTTTGATGAAGTAGTTGCAAAGAAAAACCCATTTTGGTCAGACAAGATGCTTGCAATAAAGTTTCCAGCACTACAAACAGAATTAACAAAAAGAACATTAGCAGTTTTTGATGATAAATATAGAATTAATCAGATTGCAAGAATCCAAAGACAGTACCCTGGATCAGAACTAAAGCAACACCACGATCAGGGCTATGATTTAACTTTACAAAGAGCTGTCATTATTTATTTAAACGATAACTATGAAGGCGGAGAAATTTATTTTACACAACATGATGTTAGGTTAAAACCAAAGGCTGGGTCACTAATAACTTTCCCAGGCACAGACGATTACTTGCATGGAGTTGCAACAGTTCAGCCAGGTGAAACAAGGTACGTTATAAGCACCTTTGCTTTCAATAAATAGGGGGAGATTAAAATTTTAAAAGTATCAATAATTGGATGCGGTTTTGTAGGAGCCAGACTTGTAGAAGAAATAAACTCTGAAAGAGAAGAAAGTTTTCTACTGGCAAGAGAAGAGCACGGAGCTAAGATTGTTTTAAACACCGTTTTAGTTAAAAATGTTGCAAAGTATTCTGATAACACACCAGCTAACTACACATCTAATCTTAATGATTTATTGTCTGATGACTCAAACCTTGTAATAGATGCTAGCAATAATTCAACATCTGAGTGGGCTAGAGGAACATTAACTGAGCTAGCTAAAGCTGGAAAGTCTGTAATAATTCTAAACAAACCTTTGCTTGTTGATAATGTAAATCTTTTTGGTGAGTTAGAAAAAACTTACGGCGTAAAATTTTTAATTGGTGCTTGCATTTCAAAAAACTCTCCAATTAACGTAAGCCCACTTAATTATTTATTTAATGGCACTGAACGATTTGAACAGCGTGGGCACTCCTCAGATGAAGTATGCCGAGCAATTTTTGAAGAAGTTCTATATTTTTATAATAAGTAAAATATGATATAATTGTTACAGGACGCCCAATAGGGGTCCTAATTAACTTATTCGCTTGAAAGGGGAATAAAATGGTAACACAATTCGCAATGGATCTATTCAATGATCCTTTTTTTATTGGCTTTAACAGAGACCTAGCCCGTCTAAATAGTGCACACAAAATCAACTCTCAATCATATCCTCCGTATGATCTTCTTAAATTAGATGAAGATACATACAGACTGTCTCTTGCTATTGCAGGGTTTACCAAGGAAGATATTAGTGTTTCAGTAGACAACGGAACACTTATTATTAAGGGTGAAATTGTAGAAGTTGCAGATGCAGAAATTGTTCACAAAGGTATCGCTAGCAGAAAGTTTGTCAGATCGTTTGCTTTAGGCGAATACATGGAAGTATCTGGTGCAGAGCTAAAGGACGGCATGCTACACATTAGTGTGGATCGTATTGTTCCAGAAGAAAAAAAGCCTAAAACAATTAAAATCAAGTAAGGTATAATAGAAGTCTGCACCCCGTCACTGGGGAGTCGCAGACTATTCGGGTCGCTACCCGAAGGATGGACCTGAGCACGTCCCGAAACTGCTCATTAAAATTTAAGGAGAGTTATGTTTGAATACAGAGTTAAGCAGGTAACAAGGATAGTGGACGGAGATACTATTGATGTTGATATTGATCTTGGATTCAGCATTTCATATTCTCAAAGACTTAGACTAGCTGGCATCGACACACCAGAGTCTAGAACAACAGATAAACTTGAAAAAACATTAGGCTTAGAATCAAAAGAGTATCTTAAATCTAAGTTAAAGGATGTTAAAGACATTGTTGTAAAAACAGAAAAGCCAGACAGCTCTGAGAAGTATGGTCGTATTCTAGGCTGGGTGTACCTTGATGGAAACACTAAGTCTGTTAACGAACAAATGATTGAAGATGGTTATGCGTGGGGATACATGGGAGAAACTAAGGTCAAAGATTTTGTTGCCTTAGCAGAGAAGAGAAAAAAGAGCGGTAAGTAATGCCAGTATATGAATACAAATGTGAGTGCTCACCAGAAAAGATTGTTTCTAAAGAAAGATCAATTTCTTCAGTAGAACCAAAATACTTATGTTCAAGTTGTGGCCAAAGATTACAAAGACATTTCACACCGTTTGGTATACAGTTTAAGGGTAATGGCTTTTATAAAACAGATAATATTAAATAACAACATGGTATAATTAACTAAGTAAGCAAAGATATTGCATTACTTAGGAGATACCTAGTTGACTAGAAAGTTAAAGTATTTTTTAACCAGCCTTTTTATAATCGGCTGGCTTTTCCTTTTTAGTCCTAATTTTGCTAATGCTAATGAGCCACCAGCCCCCTCAGAGCAAGTTGTTGTAAGCCCAGCACAACAAGCGGTTAATACAGCAATTGCAACAGCAACTACAGAAGTTGCACAAGCTGCAGCAGCATCAGATACAGCAACAGTAACCATAGCCACTGCAGTTGAATCAGTAACAGCGTCTAACGCTGCCGTAGCAGCAGCAACTACGGCGGTGGCAGTAGCAACTACGGCGGTAGCAGAAGTATCAAATGTATCTTCAGCAGTAGAAACTGCAACAACAGTTGTTCAAACAATTACTTCAACGGTAACAGCAGTTACACAGGCTGTAGCCGCAATACCAGCAACAGCCACAACCCAAACACCAGAGGTTGTAGCGGCACAAGCAGTAATAACGCAAGCCGTTACTACTGTAGATTCTGCAGTAGCCACTGTGATAGCAACAGCAACTCCATTAATGACAGAGACCCCAACCACAGTTGCACAAGTATCCACAGCAATTGCAACAGAAGTTGCCCAATCAGAAACAGCCACAGTTTTAGTTCAATCAGCACAAACAGCAATAGATACGGCCACTACAACAGTTGCTGCAGCAACTACGGCAGTGGCAGCAGTAACACCTGCACGGACAGAGGCTCAAACACAATTAACTCAAGCAAACGTAGCAATTAATAACGCTCAAGATGCAGTCAATGCTCTAGCGGCAACCATTGGCACTACCACAAACGTTTTATCTAATGTAGATGACGCTGGTGTTCGAATGAACCTTCCATTTAATTTACAGATGGGCGGAGTCACATACAATAATGTTTACGTCGGGTCCAATGCCACTATTACCTTTGGTGTAAATGAAGGTGCAAACTATTATTCTACTCCAAATGCGCCTTCTATTTCTATAGCAGGATATGACTGGACTACCTGGAGTAATGGATCTGGAATTACATATTCAACAACTACAAACACCCTTAGCGTTGCTTGGGATCTTAGAGTTTATCCTTTGCAAACAGCAGAAACACAAATGACTCAAGTTAGATTTAATGCGGATGTTAATCCTTCAGATGGTGCCTGGCAAGCAGATGTAAGCGTGACTGGACCAATCCCAAATGGTGCTAGGTTTAACGTAAGAGAGACTACAAATGGTCCCGTAACAAATATTAGTAATACAAGTACTACTACGGGATTTACTGGAACAATTAGTCAAGGCGCTGCATTTACTCCCACCCCTGATCCAGACAATGCAGCAGTCTTGGCAGCAATTGATACAGCAAATGCACAAATTGCTACATTAAACTCAGCAGTTACTGCTATTGTTGCAACAAATACAGCAAATACAAATACAGTTATTGCACCAATTGCAACTGTTTCACAAAATACTGTAACGGCATTATCAGCAGCAAGCACAACATTGACTGAAAAGGTGGCAGACCTTGCAATTGTTTCTACAGCCGTAGAAAAAGTAACTACCGCACCTACAATATTAGCAGTAGCACAAACAGTAATTGATGCAGTTCCTGCACCAGCCCCTACTCCACCTGCACCAGCCCCTACTCCACCTGCACCAGCTCCTGAACCACCTGCACCAGCTCCTGAACCACCTGCACCAGCTCCTGAACCACCAGTTGCCGAACCACCAGTTGCTGAGCCACCAGTTGCTGAGCCACCAGTTGCTGAGCCACCTGCAGAAGAGCCACCTGCAGAAGAGCCACCTGCAGAAGAGCCACCTGCAGAAGAACCACCTGCAGAAGAACCACCTGCAGAAGAACCACCTGCTGAAGAACCACCTGCAGAAGAACCACCTGCAGAAGAACCACCTGCAGAAGAACCACCTGCAGAAGAACCACCTGCAGAAGAAC